ATCTGCACATTGGCAGGGTTGTTTATTAGATTGTCCGAAAGCGAGGTTAATATCGCTGGACAGACATTAGCTGTTGAAAGTGACATTTTTTAAACTAAAGTTTAGCCGCAAGATTCGAGATGTCAGCCAGGGCTGAACGAACCGATGCAGGAAGTGGAGTGCCTTGACTTGCCTGCTGAGGCACAGTCGGAATAGATTGTGTACCTGCTGCGAATTGAACTTGGTTAGTGCCACCTTGACCTTGCTCCTTCAACAGCTTATTCTCTTGCAAAACTAATGCAGAAAGGTCAGAATATGAAAACTCTCTTCCATTATGAACAAGAGGTAAGGTTTGATCTTTGGCATTTACAAGCCGGGCAGTATTGCGCTCAGCATCATAGATGAGCTGACCATCCAATTGAGCCAGCTTCTTATCCAGCACAGCCTGATAAGCTGGAACTCTAGCAGCCTCTGGAATCTGATCGTTCCACTGGATGCCATTTAGCTGAGTCTGCTCCCAGAGATTTTTCATTTTACTGACAAACTTCTGCTCAATCAGATGCTTATCTGCCTCTGCCTTGCTTACCAGGTCATCATACTTGGCCTGAGCTTCTGCCATTTTCTTTAAGAACTCCTCAGACTGGTTGCTATTGGTGGCATTTTTAGCCTTTTCCTCCAGCTCCTTCATCTTCTTGAGTGCTAGCTTGATTTTATCCCCGCTGTTCTTGGTCACCCGAAGTTCCTCTACGGCATTGCCATCCAAACCATATTCCTTAGCCATCTTAATTATTTCCTCATCATAGCCCATCATATAGTTGCTTATGAAGTGCTTTTTAAGGTCAAGGCTGGTCTTGGCAAGTTCAAAGTCATAGAGATTGGTGTTGAACTTACTGCTGACTGCCTCTGGCACTTGGATGTCACCAAGTACAGATGCTGAAATCATCAGGTTGAACTCAGGATCATCACTTACCCCAGCCCTCTTAGCCTGCTGGATTAAAAACTCTTTTACATTCATAAATTATAGTGGTAAATCGTTTAACTCTTGCTCTGAATTAAATGGAGACTCTGAAGGTAAGGCAATCAGTGATTCCTCATCAGTTACAACCTTGCGCTTGCGCTTAGGCTTTTCCTCTTCCTCGATAATTGTTGCAGGCTGTGCAGCTGCCATTTCAGCTTCTAGCTCTGCCCTGACTTGTGCCTTCAGTTCCTCCTTTAGCTTGCTGAGTAGCTCTGGATTGCTCAGGCTGTTCATGTCTCCTCCGGCAGAAATTGACTTGCCAACAATCACATCGCCAAGTGGCCTGACCTTTGCCCAGCTGTATGCTCTTTTATTGATAGGCTTCTGCAGCTCACGAAGAGCAATACGAGCATTAACTTGAAACTTAAACGCATGATCCTGCGCTCCTGTTGTTGGGTTGAGTTCCCAGCGCACAACTGTTACTTGTGCATTATGCCCACCATCCCTGATGGCATCTCTGATGTACTGAAGATTATCCATATATGTTAATTAATAAGTTACCCTGTATGCCGAATCTGACTTCTCTGAAATCCGGTAAGGTCATGCGCCTGATGGCATACCTCTGGGCTAAAACCATAGGACAGCATTAAGTCTTGTATCCATGCTGTCATAGCGTCTAGGCCATTGTTCTGGATGTAAGTATGCTCTAAAAACAACTCTGCTGCCTTACGATTGACTATGTATCCATGAGTTGTCCACATTTGATTTCCCTTCCAGAGCTGTAATCCTTCTATGAAATCAACACGCTCAATGATTTGCTCGCCCCATCCTGCGTAATACCTCCAACCTAAGTGCAGGAAGTCAAACTCTGGCAACTTGTTCCAATTTGTCAAAAGTTCATTTGTTCTCTTAACATCAAATCGAGCATCATCCTCCAGAATTAGAGCATACTCATTGCCATTATCTAGCATCTTTTGCCAGACCGCACGATGAGAGGCACAGCAGCCAATTTCACTGAGGCTTATACTAGGCCTTTTTTTTGACCGCTTTAGTGTATTATCTATTAAATGATTAATGTCATTGCCATTAGATGCAATGTGATGCTGAGGCTGATTGCCGTGCTTATCAACAAGTCCTATTTGATTGAAATGGGCAAGTAGTTTTCTTTGCCTTTGTACTGCCTTAGGCAGACTAATATAGTAGATGGCATCAACAGGCAACTTCACAACTAATTCTCTCGGTGACTGTGAAGTCGATGCTGAAGAAGTAGGTTTCAAAGTTTCGCTCTGGTAGCCCGAAGTACTGGTTTGCGATTGCTTTTGAGTTGAAGTCTGTGCCTGCATAAGTTATGCCTTTAGTGCGATTAATTATAGATGTGATGCCAAACTCGGCATTTTCAAAAGTTGAGTTAGCTACTAATTTAAAATTGACTGTCCTGAGCAGGCTGTTAGCTCTGCCTCCTGCTGGAGTAGTTTCTACGGAAGCTCCTTCCCTTACCAGGAACACAACAAGTGGATAGGTGTCATTGACAGCGCAATAAGTCTGTCCATCCTTAGTTACATAGTTACCAGCTGATCCTTCTACAATGCTCTCCACAGCCTCGCCATAGTTCAGCATGTTATTGACAAATGTGCCTGCCAGATTCTCGCAGAGATTCTTTAGTGCAGACTCAACAGTTACTTTGGTGACTATCATTTACTGAGAAATTCAACTGCTAAGCGGTTGATTATTTTAAGTGATTGCTCTAGTTCTTGATCGGAAAGCTCAAAGATAGCCCCAAAACGCTCTTCTAAATAGCCTGCAATCTTAGCCTGCTCAGTAGATGTGAATGTTACGCCATAGGCTGTGTTGCTTATTGGCACAGGTTTCCAGCTTTTCCACATATCTCCGGTAAGTGTCAAATCCATATAGGCAGTCTGAAGGCCTAATGATCTACGGAAGTCAGCATAGCCATAGAACTCATCTGTATCACCAAAGGCTTTCATTCTGGCTTTAACCTGCTTTTTGCTAGCAATCTCTCCAAACTTCCTGCTTATAGGGCTTCCCTTGCCTATTACTCTGGTTGAGTCATATGGAGGAAGTTCAGAGCCATCAGACTTTCTGCCGCTATCCTGGACTCTATCACTAACAGCCGGAGCAGCATAAAGAGCAGCTGCCCTAAGCACCTTGTCGGCCTTGGATGCCTCCTTAAAGTTCTTGAGCTGTTGCTTCAGGAAAGCAGATGTAGAGTCATAAACTGGCATAAACTTTTTTGAAAATAATTTTGCAGTTATTTTTCATTTGACTTAATTGCCAGCCAAATCTAACCAAAATACTTATGAATTTCGAAAAAACAAGTGTCCGAATGCTTTACAATAGCATGTGGATAGACATCAAGGTAACTAGCATCAATCAACTCCATCATGTAGCCTTATTAGGTGGCAGAATGATTGTGTATGAGATTTATGGAATTTACTATCTTGGCTTTGTCCATGAGTGCGAAAGAGTTAATCTTAACTTTTATGGACTTACAATTTCCAAAGAGCAATTTGAATTTCAAATGCGCTCTTGGGGAGATAATTACTTAAACATCGCTCCAGGTACTGAATTATTATTAGCCGACAACCTTTACTTTATATGAGAATCGATATGAACAGACTTGTTGCTCAATTAATTAAAGACATAATCTGGAAGTTCACTTTTGTCTCCGTTTATGTCATTCTAATCACTTTACTAATTGTAAAATTTATAACTTATGTTAATGGGTACTCGTGATGTAACCATCTGTCTGACTAGCTGCGGAAGGTGGGATTTATTAGAGAAAACCATTAGTAGCCTGGTTACTCATTGGGATGGTGAGCCTCCGGCTGCATTCTATATTAATGATGACTCCGGAGAAATTAATCAGAAACTCATGGGTGAGCTTGATCGCTTCCTTATGAGGCACTGGCAAATAATGGCTGATTGGACATTCACAAACAGAGAAGGTCAGCCACAGGCAATTGACAAGACTTATCAGCTTGTGCAGACTAAGTACATCTTCCATTGCGAGGATGACTGGGAGTTTTACAATAGTGGGTTTATAGGTGATTCTCGCTCTGTGCTAGAGACTGAGCCTAAGTGTGCCTGTGTGTGGATTAGACATCCTAATGATCGGCATGGACATACTGTACTTCCTATAATGAAGCTTACTAAAAAACGAGTGCGATACCAACAACTAGCGCACCGATTTCAGAATGATTGGCATGGCTTTACCTGGAATCCTGGATTAAGGAGATTGTCAGACTATCTGGCAATGGGCAAGTTTAGTGACATGTGTGAGTGGAGAAGTGATGACCATTATCACTCAGAAAAACAATTCAATAGGAAGTATTACGAAGCTGGTTATGTTGCCATGACCCTATGCAGAGGCTTTGTAAAGCATATAGGGCATTTAGATTCAACTAAAAACAGAGTTATATGAGAGCAGCACTTTACTTCAGCATGGATGATCCGGATGACATCCAGGCGCACCTGAGATGCACCAAGGCAACTAACATGGCTTTGGCATTATACCAGCTCAGGAGTGTAATTCACAAGGCCATTGATGAGTCGGAAGATGGAAAGCATGTAGATGGCGATTATCTATCAGACAAAGTGGAGGCAGTTTTTGAGGAGTATGGAATTAACCTTGGAGAGCTAATATCATGACACAGCTAGAACAACTTAAAGTGATTGTGGATAAGGAGATAAAGATTAAGAAGTGGATGGCTGAGCAGGAGGCCAACACTCCTAAAACTGATCAGTATTGGCAAGGAGGAATCTCAGCTCTTAACTATGTTAAGCATGTAATTGAAAGATTAATAAATGAAGAAGATGTATAAAGAAACAGTGGTACAATGGATGCTTGACAAAATAATTGAGCATAATGGCATCCTGCAAATAAAGGACATAGAGAAGGCAATGGCAATGCACAATGAGCAATTATCTGCTGCCTACACAGAAGGATTTAAACGGTGCAAATACATTGAGGAGTTAAGTGAAGGAAAGTTATTCTTCCCAGGCGAAGAAACTCCAGATGACTTTGACACTTATTATACCAAAACCTATGGAGAATAAAAAGCAGACGGCAGTGGAATGGTTATGGGAACAAATAGATAATACTATTCCTTTCCAAAACATACAAGCATCTCAAATATTTAACGGATTGCTTGAACAAGCAAAACAAATGGAACGAGACCAAATCATTGATGCTCACGATGCCGCTTACATTGCCATGAACCTTGCCTTCCGGGGCTTTGACAGGAGCGTGGAGTATTACGAGAAAACATATGGCGATTAGTTTGCTGATAACGGTTCGGGTATTGCCGAAGGCAGGGGTTTGAAAGACAAATGTTTCACCCTTTCACAAATGCCCAATAGAAGTACAAAAGATTGATTAACCGAGAAAGCTCTGGTTTTGGCAACACCTTGTTAGGTGCAGTGCTTCTCATAAACTAAAATAAAATGGCAAAAGTAACTTTTGATTTAATTCATAACGACAATGCAGAAGTTGTCAAATCTTTCAATACGATTAAAGATTGCGTGAACCATATAAGATTGACAATAAATGACGCAAGAAAATACGGTGTTGATGAACTTGAAGATGGTGAAATGGTAGATACTTGTTCAGCATACTATCTTTTAGAAAACTACAAAGATTTGAATAAACTTCCATTTTCATTGCGGGATTGTTAGCATTGCACCTAACTACACTATTGCCGCAATATTGCGTGATATATACCACACAAGACAACGGCAAACCAGAACAATTGCCGTAGATTTGTGTCGCAAAAGTTGGCTATAATTGCGACTGATACGATTTGATTCAATTTGATACGCTAATGAATCCAATAGAAGAGTTAATTGATTTTATGATTGTCAATGAAGGCAAGATTGACCTGAATGATGTGCTGATTAAGGCTGAGCTAATCAATATGCGCTCAAAGCCAAGGCATGCTGGCTGGTACTTTAACGGGCAGATGGTTCAGTCACTTGATCAGCTAAAAGGCAACTCAATTTCTATGAGCAACAAACCAAAGCAACTGTTTTATTATCCATGATTACTTTAAATGAATACCAAGATGCACTCAAAATAGTTGAGGCATATCGAAGGCAGCAGTACATTAAAGAGATAGTTAATGTTGATCCAAATATTTATGGTGAAATGTCAATTTATGATATTCATATTCCAAATGGAATGATTTTTTATTTAGAATTAATCGCAATGTGTGAATTACCACAAACTGACCTAGAAAATAAAGTCAAAGATTTTGCTGGACTATCTAAAACCCAGTTGCTGAAGTATAGAAACTTTGGAAAAAGAAAACTTCAAATACTTGAGGATCATTTAGCCCTTGCTGGATTACATTTAGAACCATGAGTAACATCATTGACTACTTTGCAGAACCACACTACCAGCAGCGACTCCAGAAGCACCGTGAGGACATGATTAATAAAGCTGAAGCTGTCAATCATCCAGAGCATTATGGAGGCTCAGACAGCACCTATGAGGCCATCAAGGTCATTGATGCTTGGGAGCTAGGCTTCTGCCTTGGCAATGTGGTAAAGTACATCAGCAGAGCAGGTAAGAAAGGCAGCAAGCTGGAGGACTTGAAGAAAGCCCAGTGGTATCTTAATCGGGAGATTGAGAAATTATCCTAGGCATTATACCAATTGGTATAATACTAAAAGGTATTAAGGCCTAACAAATCCCTGCTGAATCAATCCGGCATTATCACAGTTGAAGCATAGGCCTTCACCTCTGAGGTTTAGCTGCCTAGCCCAGATAGCCAGCGACTGCTGATAACCATCTAAGAAAGTAGCCATTGCTCTCTCAGTGAACTCACGATTGCCCTGGGCAAAGTAGTTAGCTCTGGGTGATGCTACCTTCTGCCAGAGTATTTGATAGCACAAGAGATTTGCCCAGGCATCAATCAGAAACTCTTGCTGCTGGCAGATGAAGCTATCAAGTGAGCATAGCAACTGAGCATCTATGTAAACTCCTGATTGGCTGTTGTCCTGAGTCCAGCTATCCCCAAAGCCATAACCTAGCGGAGCAGTAACTGGGAAGATGCTCCAGCCATTCCGCCAGAGATAAGTGAATCTGGTAGCACATTCCAAGTCCATCTGATTCCATCCCCAATCAATAAAGAAGCCCGAAGTAGTAGGTACATTGGTGCAATCAATTGCCACCATCATATTGATTTTGTCAAAGTCAGAGTAGAACTCATTATTTACCGGAATGTAATTCATGCCGGAAATCAAGTCGGCAGTGCCACTATCCAGCAACTTACCATCCTGAGTCTGATAAATATACCAAGGCACTCCGGCAACAGGCGCACCGGCATTGTAAACATATATCTGCTTAACTCTCAAGGCCAGATACTTACTCCCCTGAACACTTACAAATGCACCCTTTAGGATTGCCTCTGCTGGCACAGTTGTAATCTGTTGCCACTGCTGGACAAACTGCTTGTTAGACTGGAATAGCACCTGATCTAGCTGAGCCTCTGCTGATGTGAATAAGGCAGCCTGAATGTCTCTCTTAATCCTGACATAGCTCACAGACTGAGCAGAGTTCCACATGCCGACATAACTAGCCTGCTCCGGTGTGGCAATCTTATCGAGCAGCTCCGAACTCATGCCCGGATAATCATTGATGTATATGCCAGACAATGGCTCACCAGCAGTGCAGCCTTTAAGTCCGATGTAGTTCTGGAGGCAATTCATAATCACAAAAGTAACTAATTATCAGCACTGCCGATATTAGGTGCAGTGATGCGAAATATCTTATTTGTCAAGGCTACCCAGGCACTCAATACCTGCCCTAAAATAAACATCAGCACAGAGTCTGATGGATCTACTTTCTCAATCTTATACAGCCAACCTACACCTAGTAGCAAGCCTACCATGACCACAGAGGTGCAGGTGTAGGCATAGACTTGCATGCGCTTGCTGAACAGGGCATGGCTCACAGCCCGGGGAACAGTCCTTTCAGCAATCCTCCCACGAACTTGCCCCTCCTCTCTGCTCTGTCCTGCTTCTGTGTCTTGTTGTTCTGGCATGAGTCAAGGTAGATAACTGTCTTAGCCAGTGCCTCTGTCTCAACTTTAAGACTATCAATTCTGCCCTCTGTTCTGGCACTCTTCCAATATGCTGCTGCCGTCCATTCCTCATTGTCTTTAATGAGCTTGTCCAGCTTCTGGTGAGCATTGCGAGCAATATAGATGTCTCCTGCTATGTATAATAGAAATGCCAGCAGTGTCACAAATGTGTCTCTTGAGATTTTCATTTAAATATGGATTTGATTTGCTGAATTTTTTTAGCATAGAGAGTCATAGAGACAAGATCACCATTATCATTATAAAACATCACTTGTTGCATGTTTTCCTTATGGATGTCAATTATCATCCGGTAGAGGCGATAAATCAGAATGATTGACCAACCGTGATGGTATAGCCACTCCTCAACCGGATTGTAGAAATTAGGCTCTGGGTTTGACAACTTAGTAATTATGATAGCTCCATAGGCAGGAGTATCATGTATGAATTTAACCAGCTCCTCCCTAAATTCGTGTGTCATATTAATATGTCCAGATGACCTGGGCAGGCTTTGCAGGGTCTGAGTCCACATGCACAAATGAACTTGCAATCCCAATTCGAGTGAATCCTGCTTTAAGCAGGGCATTCACAATTTGAAACTTAGATGTGCCGGATGTAGCTGCTATGTCAGCTGCCCATCCCTGAGTGTGTGAACTATCAGCAACTCCTCCAACCTTGGCATTATGAACAGTGGTTCTAAAGCCTGAGTTGATTTTAAATGGCACTCCTGCTAATGATCTGGCATTGTCAAGTCTCTGCATGAATGCAGGCTTCATATTGCTACCTGAGCCTGGAGCATCTGGAGAGTCAAACTCCGAAAGTGTAAAATGCTTTAGTTGCATTCTGTAAAGTTACTTGATGCGAGTGAATTTTTTTGCTGCACTTTTTACAGACTTTTTGCCCACACAGCCCCAGGCCTTCCGGCTAAGGTCATTGGCACATGGTGGGTTCTTACACTTCTTGATTCCAGAAGAACGAGCGCAGTAGTTATCACCCTTGGCAGTACCCGGTGCAATGGAGTAGCCTTTAGCTCCAAACTTAACAGTCTTGCCATTCACCTTAGCTTTATACTTCTTCTCTGCCATTATCTTCCTTGTCCTTTATACTTTTTGACATTGCCCTCCTTTGGCCTTCTGGCCTTCCGGTGCTTGCCCTCTCTTCTCTTCCCGAAGCTGATTTTAATTGATGACTCTTTGGATGCCTTTTTCATGCTCAAATATCAATAATTATGTGCTATTATTGTAACCTCTTATGAGTCTTGAAGATAACGATTTCAGAGCGAGAACTCAAGTTTCTCAAAGTGCTGGCAACAGGCAGGCACTTCCTTAAGGATCAGGTTAGTCCTAACCGCCCCTCAGTAGCTCGCTGGGGCAATACACAATCACAGGCTGACTTATTAGGTGTTCTAGGGGAATATGCTGTAGCCAAGGCTTTAAAGCTGCCCTTTGACACTACAATTAACTTAGAAGGAGATGGAGGCAGCACCGACTTGATGCTGGATGAATATGACATTCAAGTTAAATCAACCAAGTATAAGACAGGCAGGTTAGTCTTTAACAATCGAAAGGAGATAGGAGCTGATGTGTTTATCCTATGCTATGTCAATGAGGAAGCCTTGGAAGTTTCCATATTAGGATACATCCGTAAGCAGTCAATTGAGCAATGCCTGGTAGAGATGGACTTAGGGCATGGCAAGAGATTAGTAGTAGAGCAGAAGCACCTAAAGCCTATCTCGATGCTGATTGCCTACCGAGAAAATAATTGAATAATTGTTTTGCAGTTATTTTAAGCCTGCTCTGCCTTTTTCCTGAGCAGCCTCATACTGCTCCTTGGCAACTGGCCAGAGCTGATGTCGGCAATTATAGCCTCCACGATAAATGAAGATTGTGCTGCTGTTAGTGCCAGCCATGCGCCCATTCCAGCCCTTGAGATTAGGCCATGCTTTGACTTGATCGGTAGTAAAGTATCTTCCTGCTCTTGCTTGGCAGAATGGTCTGGAGTCGGCTATCAGTGTGCCTGCATAAAGGTAGTACTCTACATCCAAGTCATCGGCAATGGTCTGGATGTATTCGGCATTGAAGGTCATTACAGCATCATTGGTAGTCTGCTTAATGTAGCGGTTCAAGAATGGTGCTTCCTGTTCTGTGCCTTCAATGAACTTTCTTAATGTCTTATTTAGCTGAGATCGTGAGCCTATGCCTGCAATGTTGTCCTTTAGGACTTCCTGAATGGCTGTGCCGAAGTTCTCCCTAATGCCAGCACCTAGCAGAGCATCCTTAGTAGTGGCTATGTTGGTCTCCAGTATAGCCTTATAGAGTGCCTTCTTCTCACTAAAATCACCTATGGCAATGGTGATGTATTCATTGCTCAACTCTGAGAGGAGTTCAAATCCTTTGATGACTTCCGCCACCTGAAGTTGATAAGGAGCGTTAGTAATAATAGTGTCAGCAATGTCCTTCTTTAATTTGATTAGTTCCTTTAATGACTTTGCCCTGTCTTTAGGATCAAGTGATAAATTAGAGGCAAGGTCAATTACCTGGTCAGATAGTTTTGAGAAAACCCTTGGCAGAGCATCATCCATCCGGCTTTCAATTGCCATCTGGAGTTCCTGAATTTGCTTGATTAACTGCTCTGGAGTCTTAGCCATATCATAATCCTTCAGGCATTATTGGCACTACTCCTGCCCTAATCTCTGCCTGCTTCTCTGCTGCCAATGCATACACTTCTGCCTTCTGCACATTGAATGGTTTATCATACCATGTGGCATCCTCCTCCACCTTTAGAGTGATAAAGGCAGCAAGGTTAGCACTTAGGATGTAGTCGAGCTGAGAGCATCCATTGGAGGCAAGCAGAACTGTTTTCTCATCTGTACTCTTGAAAGGCAATGGATCAAGACTGCTCAATAGCTTTAGGTATGTCTTTTGTATGCTGTTCTCGCCATAGAGCTTCTCTACATAGTCCATCTCAATGCCAGCGGTAATAAGTGGATTGAACTTGCTATCAACCGCCTTCCTTAACTGCTCTGCTACCATATCGGCAGTCATTACATCATAGTCAGTAGGCACAGTGATTTGAGGAAGTGCAGCCTGTATCTTATCACTATCCATTAAGGAAGATGCAAAAAGTGCATTATACCTCTGGAGCATGATGTAGAAACATACCTTCCGATAAACCTGAGCCAGATGAACAGTCACTGAGAAGCAGAAGGTATTAAGCTCCTTCCGGTCATACTCCTTGGCTATGCCTGACTGAGCAGCAGGAATCTGTCCAAGCAATTCCAGACCAATGGCCTTGAAGCCCTGAAACTCCTTCTGAAGTATGTCCTCCTGAAATAGCTTAACAGTCTCTGTTGGCCTCTCGATGTAACCAGCCGGAGGCACTGGAGGAACTAATGGTGTAGGATTGACAGCACTAACCCGGTCAATGTTGATCTCCATCAGGCCAAATGGTGAGCTTGATGCTCTGCCAGAGCCTTGGCAATCATTACAGCCTATCTTTTCCTCTTTGCGATTTGTCCTAATGCCAGTACCATTGCAGGTCTTACAAGGAGACATCTTCAATGCCCACTTCTGGGGCAGGGCATGTGTTGCCCAAAGTATATTTAAGTCATCAGTCCTGAACAGCACTTCATTCCAGGCTGGCAGGCATGGAGCAAGGACTGAGTCATAAACTAACTGACCATCTTCTTCTTCGTAAATGATGTTGCCTACTTTACAGGCTGGCAGATAGCCAAATTGATAAGGCAGGATAAATATCTGGAAAGGCTGCTCATAGGTGTACTCATTGACCTGCCTGAAGAGAATTAGCCCTTCAGTTGTAAAGCATAAGAACTGATCCCACTTCTTGCGGTTCATGTCCTTGTAATCCTCAGTCTTAGTAATCACATAATCCTCACCCTCCCAGATTAAGTATTCACTCTCAATGATGTGTGGGTAAGGCTTTGACCAGTCTAGGGTAGTTGTGCCTGATGGGTTTTCAATGAAGTCCTCATAATCAGGCATGGTGATAACCACCGCATTGGAATCTTTTAGGTAAGTCTTTAAAAAGACATTGAAAAGCCACTTCTCCAGGCTTCCTGTCTTTGGTAGCTCATATTCCACATAGTGCTTTAGGGTGTTATTCATTAGCCCTATGCGCTCAGCTATGCCTGTCTTTTTGAAGTCAGATTCAAAAGTGATTTTAAAGTCATCAGCCTGCTGAATCTTTTGCAAGAAGGTGAACACTCTCCCGGTGGCAGTGGTTGTAGGAGCTTGCCATCTCCGTCTCCTGTACTCCTTCATCCAAGGCTCTTCGCTTGGATGTTGAGTGTGGAGGAGTTTGTCGGGATACTCGTTCTCAAAGTGATACTCCAATTCCTCGGCTTTCTCACGAGCTTCCACAATGTAGTCGTGCCTGCCTTCCCGGATTTCCCGATCTAGCAACTTTGATAGTAGTATCCCGATTAACTCTTCCATGTTCTAATAATTATGCTGGGCAATCAACAATCAATGTGATTGTTTCCTGACCAAATACACATCCGTACTCATTAGTCACTGTGATTGTGAAAATGTAAGTGCCTACAAAACCTTGTGGACTCCATGTAAGCACACCAGTTTCAGGGTCAATTTCAAGACTAATCTCTGTGATGTCATCACTGCCTTCAGACTCCTCAATTGACCATACTTGCTCAGGCGCACCGGAGATAGCACCAATGTTTAGAACAGCCGAAAAACTTGATGACTCTGTTGATCCGCATCCACTTGTAATAGTGTTGCCAACATAAGTGTTACCTGAACCGGTAAAGCTAATTATGTAGTAGAGACCTTCAAGGAATGTGTCTGTATCGAACTCATAAGGCAATGGATTAACCTTACTCACCCAGTTCACAGTAACCTCAGCCATCTGGTAGGTGTTCAGGTCAGCAGTGATTACTGGATCACCGATAACTGTCACATAGTAGCCAGAGGCATCCCAGATACGACCAGGAGTGAAGTAGTAGAAATCAAAGTTCTGCCCTGTGGAAAGGATGTCATTGTACCACTGGATGTTATTCTGAACAACTTGCATATCCTGATAAGTCAGGGTATGATTTTTAGCAAGAGCCTTGGTGTTCTGCATACCACGACCAGCAGTAGTTGCTGTCTCAGGCTTTGGCTTTTCACCAGATGTGTTAAACACTAGGTAAGCCTCAGCATTCAGATAGCGGTCATAAAGAGCAGCAATCCAATTATCAGCAGTAGACTTCTCTTGAGCAGTTAGGGCATCAGACTTACGAACATAAGCCACCGCCACAATTTTATTTTGGAACTCCGGATCACACTGGAAGTTCTGATAGCACCCGACATCGGGGCATGTTAATGAAAATATTGACATTGTTTTTTTAGCAAGTTAAGCAACTTGAGTTCCTGGGCTGGAAGCCCTGAATGAGTGCCTGAAACTTCATTTGTGATAAAGTCTCAAAAGAGGATTGTGTCGTGAAATCTTGAATTGTGGCAACTTCAATATCTCCCTTCACAAAAATTGACTTCCCTTCCCAGATTAAGTAAGGATGGCGAGTGGCATCGGTCATCGCTAGCTGTGTATCCAAGTCGAAAAAATCTGTATGCAAATCTAATGATAAATCCTGCTTGTTCTGCGGTCTTCTATGAACACCATTGGACTGCCTGTACAGGCTTTCCTCAACGATAGGCTTCTGGCCTCCACCATTTAATCCAATGCGTACTCTCTGCTTCCAGTTATTATAATACTCATTGCCTTGGGCAACTGAGTTGCTATCTGCCCAGAACTCAAGCATGGTGGAGAAGCACTCTGATCTATCAATGTTAATGATATTGCTCAAAGAGTAAAGTGAAAACTGGTCTCCAGTAGGTGGGGGTGGAGGAGGGCATTCGCAGGATACAGGATCGAAGTTAAATTTAAGCTCTAATAGATTATCATTTTCATCAAGATAACCCATTGTAAACTTATAATTTGTATTGCAAGGAATGTAAGGAGTAAAAAGAAAGCTAAATTCATAATCACACGCTTGATCACTTATACACTCATCCTCATCCGGCCAGGTCAATGTGTATGACATTTCAGGAATTCCTCCTAACCAATTAGTAAAGTTTGCCCAGAAAGCACAGAAATCATTTGCATATTCTCCAGAAACTAAATCGGCTACTGAAATTTTATAAAGACAAGTCTTATTTTCATAAGGAAATGACTCTGAATCGGTCAAGAAAAAACCAAAATAGTCAGTTGGATAATCTTCAAGATCAGCTAACCAAGAGCATCCAGAAATAGGCACATCATTTTCAAATGTTGCCTGACACTTATCCTCACAAGGGCAACAGGCAGACTCAGTAATGAAGAAAGGATACTCTACATTTACACAAGCTCCATCAATTCCTGAATGACAAACTTGAAATACTGCTTCTTCTTCACAAGGCAATTCAATTGTCCATTCAAAACCTAAAATCACAAAGTTATCATCCCAGGTACAAACCATGCCGGGAATGTTTGCATTTGCCCATGCCGCTAAATCTGCACCGATTAAATCGTAGGTTTCTACTCCAGGAACTTGATAAATATAGGTCTGACCATTTAGACTAAATGATACAAAAGGATTTATATCGTTATAAAGATTAAAAACTGCCGAAAGGAAATCATCGGTATCTGATGAACTAAGTATCTTGTTATAGGTAACCTCACACTCATTGACTGGTATTTGACCTGTTGTGCCTAAGCTATACAAGCCCATCCGGTAACATCCTTGCTTGCTTGGTATGGTAACAGTTGCCTGATGTTGGCTTATTGATGGATAGCCTACTGTTAGGTCGGCAGGATCAATAAATAAATATTGCTCAGTTCCACCAACTACGGCTTTAAGCATTTGCATCTGAATGCCGCAATTGCATTCACCTTGTGGACTTAATGTAAAGCTAAATGTGACATCACTACCAACAATTGTAACAATTGCATCCTTAATAACCGCAGGCCATTCAATAGCATTAAAGGCATTGACAAATAAGGCCGAATTGCTATTGGTTAGTGTTCCTGCCGGAATTGATCCAAGGGGAGAACCTATTAACTCTCCGGTGCAACTCACTAAGTAAAATCTAATCTCTCCTTGGTCAAATCCGGTTTCATCATAAACATCTGTCCACCATTGAGCATAGCCAATGTTCTGTTCATCTAGTTGCCAGTAAAACCCTGACAAATCGAATGAAACTGTTGAAATTATTGCATCACCTATCTTCTGAATAAAGTCTCCTGACTCTGTGAATAAACCAACATTGGCCTGATCAATGAAAGCAAGGTTTCCATCCACTACATTGAATTGAAACTGATCTCCAGGCTTTGCAGGCATGGGATAAAATTCCTTGCTCTCATAGCAACCGGAGGTGAACTCTACAAATTCAAAGTCAAAAGTATCGTCATTGTATAACCACCTTCCGGCCTGATTGGGTTCATAAGGTAGTGCAGTTGTCTCTGAGTAAGTACTTAAAAAATCAAATGGAGGATTGATGTAAACATCACTTACAAACCTTTGCCACAACCAAGTGCTTCCACTCTTTCTGCCTACTAAAATAAAAGTCCTTCTGTTGGCATCAATGAAGTTTATCTGTATCCTTACATATACCAGAGGGGATGGATAGGAATATGTTAAAGTGTAGGAATCCGGAAGCAAACTGCTTAACTCATTTGTTAAAGCAACCGGGTCTAAAACTTGCGGAGTTAGAAAGTCCTGAATTACTCTCTCCATCAGAGAAATGACATACAAATCATCCCCATTCAATTCAGGCAACTGGAATGTCCTTTGGTTTTGATAAGGATTCTGAGGCGGAGGGAATCGCTCTATTGAACCATTGTCAAGCTTCCAGTTCTTTCCTCTGGCCAGACCAGAAGTAGCAATGTCTGTTGTCGGATCAAACTTATAAGTAATCGGGAAGAAGGCAGAGCCATTCATGTCCACTACATTCAATGCCTCTTGAACCTTTTTCTCAACATCAATCAAAGGGGCATCGAATGTGCCACTGTATGAACCAGAAGCAAATGAACTAAGGATTGCCGCTAAATTCAGAACCTTTGATCCATCAGTTGTCCCGGCAACAGTAAATTCCTGAGAGACATCCGTAGCAAATAATCCTTCATCCTTAATGGTAAAGATGTAAGCATAGGTTGGATTGACAAAGGTCAGGTTAGCAGTTACGGTAAAGTTTCCAAAGTATGGACTTACATTATAGCTATCCACTATATTTTTTACCGATGCCTTCAATTGCCCATAGGTTGTTGTGCCTATTACTGCAATGGTAGGCAATGCCGTGTTAATGGCACTATACACTTCATTCAGTAAGTCAGAGACTATCTGGTTGTCCGGATAGAACCCAGAGTTCCATCCAGTCTCAAATCGGTAAAAAGGATTAGGATTGCCCATTAGAACTTAGTGTGTCAATTATCATTTGTGCCGATGTTTGAAGTACTCCATTAATTATGGTCTCGTTGGCTACCAAGGCAATAACTGATAGATAAATATCATTTTGAATTGTTGCATAAACAACATTCTCTGAACTTATTTCTAAATTAGAAATAGTATACTCAATGCCATTAAAAACTAAAATTCCATCTATGTAAATTAGTTCTAACATTTTATTGTGGAATAATTTGAATTGCTCTTATAAAAGTAGAATATGGTGCAGCATTTGTGGATGTTGTTACGATTATGTATTGATTTACTGTCCAATCAATTGCATTAATAGTATTAATACCATTAGTTAAGTCAGTTATGCTTGAT